ATGTTCAAGTGCATTGTCTGCCCAGAAGTCTATTGTCTTTTCTGCTAATTCTACTATATAATCCCAATCTTCTTGTGTTTCTAATTTAATAAATGGTTTAATTACTGTACCCATAAGGTCACCAATCTTCAATGTTCTTTTACCACCCATGAGTATTGTTGCACCTTTATCATCGCCTGGATGTAATGCTTTAGGAACGACATTTAAACAATGCATACATCTTACACATGATTTATTATCTACTGCAATAGTATCATCATCATTAATAGAAAGAGAATTAGTAGGACATCTAGTAATGATATTATCAATCGCATATTTTCTCCCCTTTTCTTTCAACCAACTTTTCCATTCTTCTTGGTCTACTTTCATATTATCACGCCAAGTACCTATTACTGACATGTCTGCTCTTTCAATACTGTTCATACAATCGTTAGGACAACCTGATATTTTAAATTTAAACTTATATGGTAATGCGGGTCTATGCATATCATCCATAAAATTATTGACTAATAATCTGTGTGCTTTATGTTCATTAATGTTTGACATTTCACATCTACCAGCACCTACACATGACATGGCAGTTCTAACACATGGGCCTGCACCACCTAAATCAAATCCATACTCATTTATTTCATCAAAAAAGTGTTGTGTATTATCTGTACTTGTACCAATAAACATAATATTACCTGTCTGACCATGAAATGTCACAAGACCAGACCCATACTTTTCCCATGAATCTGCTAATTGTCTTAGTGAATCTGTTGTATAGTAATTTCCTGCAGGGGGTTGTACTCTTAATGTGTGAAACTCTTTTGATTCTGGGAATTGTTCACCCACTTCTGAAAATCTAGGTATGATACCACCACCATATCCGTATACTGATACAGTACCACCTTTCCAATATCCTTTTCGTGTTTCATATGAATGCTCTAATTGACCTAACAAGTCATTAGTCATTTTATTAATTCTTTCTTCGGGATGTCTATCTCTTAAATTCTTGATACCAGAAATGAAAGAAGGCCATGGGCCATTCTCTAACTCATCTAACATTGGTGTTTCATGTTTAGTGATTTTTACATTAGACTGAAACTTTTTTATTTCTTCTTCTTTTACTGACATATTAAAACGCCGCACTACTTCCACAACCACAGGTTGATTTTGCATTTGGATTATTAATTACAAACGCACTACCTTTTAATGGGTCACTTTGATAGTCAATGGTAGCATCTTTAAAATATACACCAGACATAGGGTCTATTAATAATTTAACACCATTTGTTTCAAATACCCAATCATCATCTTTTTGTTGGTCTAAAGTAAATCCATATTGAAACCCAGAACATCCACCACCTTGTATAAAGCAACGAACATTTAAACCTGCTTCTTCTTTTTCCAAGATTGATTTTGCTTGATTAGCTGCACTTTCTGTAAAATTTACATTCATTTTTTGTACCACTCATTTAATGTTTCTTCTAATAATGGTATATATTCTTTTTTATCCTTAATAAACTCTTGTACTATACCATCTTCTGTCACAACTAAAATTACTATCTGATTAATAGAATTACCTGTTAATTCTTCAAACATTTCAGCATATGCAGATGTCTGAATATAATAATTTTCATTATAAGAATCCTTTCTCTCATTTGTAGATGTTTTAAAATCTACTATTGATAACTTACCTTTATATTCAGCTATCAAATCCGTTCTTCCTGCTACTTTATATTTATCAGAATATAAAACTAATTCTTGACCAATTACATCAGATATATTATCAAAAGTTTGTTTTTTTAATTCATTAAATAAACACCATGGTAAAAAATCCTTTTTGTGATGTTCCATATCTAATCCATTTAGATAATCTTCACACATTTTATGTACTTTAGTACCTCTAGTTGCGGCCTTATTGCATATATGATTAGCAACATCTTCCCCAACTTTTTTTCTCCACTTCATCAAACCTTCTTTATTTCTAGGTGATAATACTGTGGTGATTGAGGGATATTCATTACCTTCTGGTGTTATATAATATCTTTTTTTATCAACTGTTTTAGTTTTTAAAACAGGGAAATCTAATTTTGTCATAATTTATACTTTTGTATATATTTGGTGCCATTCTTTACTTTCAAAAAGTAATGATTCAGCCTTGCGTCTTCTGATTAAACCATCTAAAGTTTGACCACCTGCTTTATTCCACCTTCTCATTTCAAATGGAACAGAAGCATAATCAGAATTATTTAATTTTTTTAACATGGTTGATTCTCTTAAATTGCCTGGGCCTAAATTAAATGTCCATGCAACTAATGCATCAAATTGACTTTGGTCTAATTCAACTATTACATTGTCTTCTACATATTCTTCAAATTTAAATAAATCACCTCTTAATAATTTTTCAGCTTCTTCTTGTGTACAAGTATCACCTTCTTTTACTCCCTCAGTATGGCCATAACCTATAGTCCATACTCCTGCAGAACATTTATATGCTTCAAGTTTACAACCCTCAAATTTTTTTATGAGAGATATACCCTCTTGACTAATCTTCATTACATATCAACTCCTATACCAAGTTTAGTTTTCTCTATTAGATAGTTTCTTACAAAACCAGACCTTACGATATCTGGTATATCAAATTCTACACAATTAAATTCATCCATGTTTTCTAGTATTCTTAAAAAATCATGTAAACCATTTCTTTCATTTGTTTTAGTTAAATCTGTCTGACTAAAATCACCACAGAAAATTATTTTAGAATCTTGACCTACTCTTGTTATAATTGTATCTAATTCATGGAAATTTAAATTTTGACATTCATCTACTATAATTATAGAATTGTCAAAAGTTAAACCTCTTAAAAATGATGTTGATAGGAAGTGTAAACTTCCTTGTCTTTTTAGAGCTTCATATAAACCTCTAAATGCATCTTCATTTGGTTGTTTGAACATGAACTGTACCATGTTCGCATAAGGTACTTGATATAGTGCTGCCTTGTCTTCTTCATCACCTGGTAGAAATCCAATTTCTCTTGTTGGTATTAATGAACGAACAATAACAACTCTATCAAAATTTGTTCCATTTTTTAAAACATCTTGTAATGCAAGATATAAAGATACAAATGTTTTCCCTGTTCCAGCACATCCAAAGAAGAAACCATTCTTCCCTGCTTTGTGACTTTCAAATACTTTTTTTTGATTATCTGTGATTGGTTCTACTTTAACTAAATCACCAGATGTCACTTCTTTCTTTTTTGACATTTATACACACCCCGTAGGTTTAGGCAATCCTGCAAACTTACATGCTTGTTTTCCTGGCCCATATGGAAATAATTCATAAAGATATTTACTATTACCTTTATCTTTACCTAGTTTTTTACCAACTGCTTTTGTTAATACTCTAACTGCAGGAGCTATTTGATACTCCTCATAATACTCTCTTAAAAAGTTTATGATTTCCCAATGGTCTTCTTGTAATTTAATACCATCTTCTGTAGCCATTGCTTCACCTAGGTCTTTATTCCAATCATTTAAATTAGCTAAATAACCTTCTTCATCAGTTTCATAAGTTTTACCGTTTACTTCAATAGTCATAATTCTATTTATCCTTTAAATTTTCTTCCAAGATTCATTATTCATACACATTCTTGTGCTTGTTTTATCTGCAGATATTCTTTCTATACCTTTCTCTACTAATTTATGAACTTCATACACAAATTGAGAACCTAATAACTGAACTACTTTACCTGTGGAAACTCTTTCAAAAGGTGGTTCTGAATGCTCTATCATGTCACCCACTTCAGGTTGTACCATTTACTTTTCCTTTATGTTTGACATAACCCTTCTTCTCGGCCTTCTTTTTATCAGGCACGACTAGCATTCTTGTGAACTTTATCATAGCTCTTGTTACTGGGTTTGTTCTTCTGTTCATAATTCTTTCTTTCTAAAAGTAGGTCTCCACCAATCCATAGTAGAGACCCTGTGCATAATCTATTAAAAAGTAATATATTGATTATATCACATTACTATTTATTTAATTTCTACATTAAAGTATCTTTCAAATTATACTTTTTAACCACTTTATCCTGTTTTATATCTTTAGATGATTTTCTAGTAAATCTATCTGCAAGTGGTGTATTAGGATTTTTCTCTGCAATCTTTTGTAGAGTTTCTTTCATACCACCATCCATTTTTTTTATGATGTGGTCACCAACAAAATTAGGTGCTGTTAATACTGATTGAATATTAGGATTGTCTTTAAGATATTGTTCCTTTTCAGCAATCTTTAACATCTTATCGTATGTTTCACCTGTATCCTTATTTTTAAATGTATATGTAGGCATTATACTCCATGTGGTTTTTCTACTTCTGATATATCAACATCTTCTATAAAATCTACTCTATTTTGTAAATCTTCTACTTCTTCATGTTGAGAATCAAAAAGTGTGACTAGATTATCTAAAGATTTTTCTAGTCTATCAACCTTTGCTTCTAAAGTTTTGACTGTCATTTTCAGACCTTCAATATCTTCAGCAAGCTCTTTACTGTTGTAAATTTCCATACCATTTCGGCCTCTTTCTGTTTTTCCAATTAGCAAACCCAGATTTTTCGTTTATATAATAATTTCTATAAGCTTTAATCGGGTCGCCCCCAACCTTACAATACTCTGGCATGGCCTGAGGTAGTTCCGTCCTGCCATTATCCCTAATATTATTAGGTACTCTCAAAAGACATAAGGATGGTTTGGACGCACCATGTATCTTTTGATATCTATATTTATATTCCGAAAGACAAGCCATGTAAATCTGGTACATCAAACGATAATTTGATTTACTTTCACGCACCCACACATTACAAGGATGATTCACATGACTTGCTTTATACAGAATATCTTCTCTTTTATCTGGTAAACGCCATCTCTTGATATTACGACCATTTTTAGTCTTATCAAGATATAACTCACCATCTAAAATTCTGTGTGCAGTAGATAGTAATTGTGCATATTCTACTGCCATTTTAACTACATGTTTATCTACATGCATTTTAATATTTTCTATCGGGTCTTCATGAAGATAAAATATGTTCATTTAATAACCTCTTGATTTTCTTTAAATTCTTATATTCTAACACATTATCACTCATACTGTCAATACTCTCCTTAATTAGTCCAAAATCAGTCTTTAATACATCTTTTAATGGGTATGTACTCACATGTATTAAAAAGACTGCTGTGGTGTTCTCTATTACTGTGACAGTCCTTTCATGTTCTACTCTAAATGTTAAGTCATCTAAAGTATCAAAATCTGGCTTCTCATATAATGGATGATTACTATATCCACTTAAAGATGATATACCCCAAGTATATCTGTGAAAAGATTTTCCACTACACATGGCTCTCATGATACCATCAGATGCACGAATTAATGCCTCATTATCTGCAATAGGTTCATGCAACTCAACTAAACTTTTTCCCACCTTTTCACCAGCATTCCAACTTGAAGGAAAGGCCACGAAACAAGCTTCAAGTTTGCCATTATGCATGATAACTACATCATCTTCAATTGCCAAACCTAATTGTTTAACATTAGAACATTCTGTAAATACCTGATAATTATCATGTTCATTAAAAAGTCCTAATTTTGCAGCTGTCTTTTCAACTAATTTTTCTTCTTTTGCAATTTGAGTTTCGAACCAAATGTTCTCACCCAAATTATCTAATTCTATAACTTTTTGTGCTTGTATTTCTAAATCGGTTTCATTCACATTAAATGAAGGTTTTTTACCTTCATTAAAGATAGGCTTCATATCAAATGGGGTTCTAATTACATGTTCAAACATAATATTACTTTTTGGATTTTTTGAATTCTTTTTCTTCTCGTTCTCTCTTTTTATCTATCTTATAATATATTAACAGTATTATAAGTGTAGTGATTGTAGCACCTACAAACCACATTTTTAAGAAACCTCTTTTATCTCAATTACTACTGATTTTGGTATGATTGTAGAATTACCACATTCATCAATACTACCATCTTCCTTGAAATTAAAATCACTTACTAATCTAATTATATCTGCATCTTCTTCACTAATTAGAAAACCTGTACTTAAACATCTAGGTAAGTTTTCTTCTTTAACATCTTCTATACTTCTCCATGAAGAATCTGATGTTATATCGAACCAGAATACATGTACAAATTTATAAGGTATTTTTTTAATTTTTACTTTACTTGTCATAATATAATTACCTCTAGGTGTTCATGCCAGCCTTATATGATGAGGTCGAGAGAGAGGCCGACATGAACGGGAAAGTCTTTTTTACTACCTCATCCATAATCATTATACCAGGTGAATCACAAATTGTCAAGAACTTTATACGCCTGACGCAGTGCCTGGTGCCTGTGGATATTTTGCAGGCTCTGGTATCATAAAATTATCATCCCAGCCAAATGCCTCTTTCACCACATCTTTAGATAAACCTTTATATACTTGATGTAATTTTTTATCTTTTGCATCACATAAAAGTTTTGCTTCACTTGAATGTAAACCTTCACACATTTGTATGAACATAGATTCCAATCTAGCTTGTTTTGTATCGTTATCACCACCTTTAATAAAGTGCCATAACTTTTTTGCTTCCATTGTTAAAACTGTATGTTCTGTTCCAGCAGGTGCATCATTCACTCTATAAGGAACTTCACCTGAAGGTATCACCCACTCTTTTGTAGGGTCGAATGATGCTTTTATTATCATTCTTAAAGAGGGATGGTCGAATTGTCTTAATATATCAACTTTTTGATATTTGTTCTTTGCCTTGTGTACTTTATCAAGGATTTCAGAAAATAGTAATGTTGTATTACTGTCATTTAATGCCATTTTAAAATTCTCCAATATTTTCAGTTAGACTTGTCAGTCTTTTTTCTATAAAATAATTTAACAATTTGCTTCTGTCACCACAAGAAGCTCCTTTGAAATCATCTAGAATATCTTCTTCTAATTTCACTGGTACATTATCCAAATTAATTAGAATGTTATTTCTTTGATAATTTCGTTTCACTTCATCATCTAAATCATCAATTTCTTGAGCCATTATACTATTTCTTTTTTTAGATGTCAAGGGTCTTTGCCTTAAATCATCTGTAAAAGTATGGTCGGGTGATAATACATTTGGAACACCATCTGACTTATCACCTTTTAGTACATGCTCTTTTATATAGACAACTGGGTCAACTCCATTTACCATTTTTTTGGTTATAGGACTATATTGACTTACATTGTCATATTTTTGTAATTGTATAAAGTCTTTATCACCTGATACAATCATGATTTTTTCACTTCGATAATGTTTACATAATATTGCAATTACATCATCTGCCTCTGCTCCATAAGTTTCAACAACTTTATAGGGCAAAAATTCTCTTATTTCTTCTTTAATAGTATTTAGGACACCAAAAATACTATCCCAATCTTTACTATCTGCCTCTCTATTTTTTTTACGATTCGATTTATATTGTGGAAAAATTTCTCTACGCCAATATGCTCTAGAATCATATGTTAGAACTACTTCACCATAGTCTTCATTAAACATACTACGATACATTCTAACAGAATTTAAAATCATATGTCTGACCATATCTTCTTCTAATTCACCATTATTCATGTGTAAATGCATCATTAAAGATGCTAGTGAGATTTGATTCATGTCAATTAATATCATTTTAAATTCCTTTGTTAGAAAGGGTGGCCGAAGCCACCCCACTAATTCTTAATGAA